GTTAGAAGAAAAAATAGAAAAGCCTATTTTAGAAAAAATAGATTTCCCTATTGAAATTTACCCTACAGAAATACAAAACTACATTTTAGAGTGTAATAAAACTTTAGATTCTAGTGTAGATTTTATGGGTGCTAGTTTTTTATGGCTATTATCAGTTATTGTTGGTAATGCAATAAAAATTGAAGTAAAAAAAGGGTGGTTAGAAAATGCAACAGTTTGGGTTTCTTGTGTTGGTAAAGCTGGACTAGGTAAAACACCAAGTATTAATAATATTATTTTCCCATTAAAGAAAATAAATAATAAAGAAATAAAAAACTACATTAAAGAGCGTGAAAAATATGAACATTATGAGAAACTAGATAAAAAAGAAAAAGAAACATCAGAGATTATTAAAGAGCCTAAAAAAACACAATTTATTGTTAATGATGTTACTTTGGAGGCATTGGTTGAATTACATGAAGAAAATAAAAATTCAATCGGAGTATTTAAGGATGAGTTAGCTGGCTTCTTTAAGGATATGAATAAATATAGACAAGGTTCTGATTTAGAATTTTGGCTAAGTTCATGGAGTAATCAAGGCGTATCTGTAAACAGAAAAACTGCAAAAAGTTCATTTGTTGAAAGTCCTATAATTCCAATTTTAGGAGGTATTCAACCTAGTATTTTAACACAATTCTTTACAGAAGAAAATAAAGATAACGGTTTTATTGATAGGATATTACTTGTATTTCCTGAATTAGAAATTGAGTTATACAATGATAGAGAAATGCAAGAAAATATTATTACTTGGTATAATGATTTTATAGTAGATTTTTATCAAACTGTTAAAACTGCATTAATAGTTTACAATGAAGATAATGAAATTGTAAGTCATATAGCAAGGTTTGATAATGATGCTAAAAATGAATGGAGTAGAATTTATAATACTATAACTGGTTATCAAAATTCAGATAACGAAACTGAGTATTTTAAAAGTATGTATCCTAAATTAAAATCTTACATACCTAGATTTGCTTTATTATTAAATACTTTAGATAGTATTATTCATGGTACTGAATACGATGTAATTAGTAAAGAATCTATTTTAAAAGCTGAATTGTTAGCTAATTACTTTATTAATCAAGCTAAAAAAATCAAGTTTGATAATATTGAAAAAAGCGAAGCAAAAAAAGTAGTTAAAGCTAACGAAAGTAAGACTAAAAAAGAACAAGCTATTGAAATATTTAAAGCTAATCCAAGTTTTAAAAAATCTGAAATAGCAGAAATATTAGGAGTAAGTAAACAATTAATTAACCATTATTTGAAAGAATGCAATTAAGACCATACCAAATAGAAAACGCTAATAAATTAACTGAAATTATTAGTAAATATAAATTAGCATACTTTCAAGCTGAAGTAAGAACAGGAAAGACTTTAACATCTTTAGAGGTTGCTAAATTATTAAGCAAAAATAATGTTTTATTTATTACAAAGTTAAAAGCTATTTCAAGCATTCAAAGTGATTTTGAAGCAATGAAATTCACTTATAAGTTAACTTGTATTAATAAAGAATCATTACATAAAATTGAAGAAAATAATTTTGATTTTATAATAATTGATGAATCACACCAATACGCTAGTTTTCCAAAGCCAAGTAAATACACTTTAGATATTAAAAAAAGATTTAGTAAAATACCTATGCTTTTACTTTCAGGTACACCAACGCCTGAAAGTGAAATGCAAATTTATCATCAATTGTATTTATCAAATTACAATCCATTTAATCAATTTAGAAATTTTTATCAATTCTTTAATGGTAATAATTGTGTTAAAGTTGATTTTGTAATTAATGGATTTAATAAAGCTGATTATAGTAATTCAGTTGAAAATATTTATAAATTTATCGCAATAAAAAAGCGTGAAGTAAGTAAATTAAATACTGATTATGATATAATTATAAATCAATTTAATAAATATCAAAATGAATTAATTGAAAGACAAAAAAAGTCTATTGAATTAATTAAAAATTCATATAAGCATTTAGTGCTATCATTTTCACAAAATGAAGCTGGTTTTGAATCAAAAGTAGAAGAGCATATTTTGTATGTAAAAATGAAAGATACTACTTATAATTTAGCTAATAAATTATTAAAAGATAGAGTTATTGAGAAAGGTGATAATGTTATTTTAGCAGATACAAGCGTTAAATTACAACAAAAATTGCATCAAATATACTCAGGTACTATTAAGTTTGAAAATGAAGAAAGATTAGTATTTGATAAAACTAAAGCTGAATTTATTAAAGAAAAATTTAAAGGATATAAATTAGCTATAATTTATAAATTTAAAGCTGAATTAATGATGTTAAAAGAAGTTTTTGGAAGTGAAATAACCGAAGATTTACACGAATTTAACTCAACATCAAAACATATTGTAGGGCAAATACAAAGTATTAGAGAAGGCGTAAATCTTAGTAAAGCCAATTATTTGATATTATTAAATTTAGATTTCTCAGCTACTTCATATTGGCAAATTAGAGATAGAATGACTACTAAAGAAAGGTTAAAAAATGATGTTTATTTTATATTTTCTCATGGTGGAATTGAAGAAAAAATATTTGAATCTGTAGGTAAGAAAAAAGATTATACTATTAATAAATTCAATAAACATTATGGCATCAAAGCATCAAACTAAACTCATTAAAGAGTACGAAAAACAAGGTTATTATGTAATTAAATTAGGAATTACAAATAAGCCAGGCATAATGGATTTATTGTGTTTAAAAGCTAATGAAATACCTTTATTTGTTGAAAGTAAAGAAGCTCACGATACAGTTAAGCCATTACAACTATTTAGACAAAAAGAGTTAATTAAATTAGGTTTTAACGCAATAATAAAACAAGCAAATGAAAATTAGAGTATTCACGATGTCACACGAAAAGTTAAATAAACAATCTTACGAAGATAAATTAAGAAATAAGGCATATGTAGATTGGTATAATGCACATCCGCTTAAATCAGGACACTACGAAACTAAGGAGCAAATAAATTATTATAGAATTGTATGAACCTAGAACAAGCAAAAATAATATGTAATGCACACGTTGTACATATTTTGCAAAATGTAAAAAATAGCTATACACCTGAATAAATTGGCGAAGCTATACACTACATAGCTATCGTAGTTAAACCTATTTGCGAGTATAATTATAATATACTTATGAAGTACAACAAATGGAGGCGTGGTGAAATATTAAATTATCCAACTAATTCAATTCACAATATGAATATTCTAAAAGAAAGTATTACATTTGTGTAATAGGGAAACGCTCACTAACCCTTATAATAGTGTGAATTAAAGCATAGCATTTGTTTGTTATGCTTTTTTTATTTAATTTTGAACCAAACAACTAGGCTATGAATAGCGAAATTAAGTCGGATAATACCGAGAAAAGAGGAAGACCAACAAAGTATTCAGATGAACTTGCAGATAAAATTTGTTATAGAATTGCAACTTCAAAAGATGGAATACATAAAATTTCAGAAGAGTTTAATTTAGACCCTTGGACTGTTTTTAATTGGAAACACGAACATGAATATTTTTCCCACAATTACGCACGTGCTAAAGAGTTACAAGCAGAATTTTTAAAGCAACAAATTATTGATATTGCAGACGATTCAAGCGGTGATGAAATGGTCAACGACTTAGGTCAGGTAAAAATGGATAGAGAATTTGTTGAGCGCTCTAAATTACGTGTTCAAACTCGCCAATGGTTAATGGGTAGATTAGCACCTAAAGAATACGGAGACAAAAAACAAGAGGAGGATACTGCTAAAGAAATTACTATTAGAGTAGTTGAGGACTAATGGAATTATCTGTATCAAGACCAAAACTTCACACAGGACAAAAGATAGTTTATGATAATAAAAAAAGATTTAACGTACTCAGAAATGGAAGACGTTGGGGTAAAACAATATTATCTGTAAGACTAGCAATTGATACCATTTTACAAGGTGGTAAGGTTGGTTATTTTGTACCTTCTTATAATTTTTGCGATGAGTTTTGGGATGAGATAAAAGATAGATTAGAATCAATTATTACTTATAAAAATGAATCTAAATACCGTATCACTTTTAAAACAGGTGGCTCAGTTCAAATATTTTCTTTAGAAAAAAAACGTGCTGGACGTGGTAAAAAGTTCCATAGAGCAATAATAGATGAGGTTGCTTTTGTAAAGGATATGGAAACATCATGGAACAAAGCAATAAGACCAACTTTAGCAGATTATGCTGGAGATGCTTTTTTTATGAGTACTCCAGATGGATTTAATAACTACTTTCACACTTTAGATGAAAATAGTAAAAAGTTTGAGGATTGGCAAAGTTTTCATATGCCAACAACATCAAATCCTTTTATACTTGAATCTGAGATAGAAGAAATTAAATCACAAATAGACAGTTTAACTTATCAACAAGAGTTTGAAGCTGAATATATTAACTTTACAGGTAATGCTTTTGCATATGCTTTCAACGATACAAAACACATTTCAAATGAAGCTGAATATTTAGAAGGTGGTACTATTTATTTATCATTTGACTTTAATGTTGACCCAATGACTTGTAGTGTGTTTCAACATACTGCGGACTTTATTTATCAAATAGACGAATTTAGATTATCAACAAGTGATATTTATGAGTTGTTAGGACAAATTAAAGCAAAGTATTGCGATAGAGGAAACCCAATTAAAGTAACAGGCGATGCCAGTGGTTGGGCAAGAGAAAAGAGTACAAAAGGTTTAGTTTGTATGTACGATATTATTCAAAAGGAATTGGATATTTCTTTCAATAATATTGATGCACCACGTAGTAACCCAAGCCACAAAAACAATAGAGTTTTAGTCAATTCTATTTTAGAAAAACATAAAAACGTAAAAATAAACCCTAAATGCAAAGGTACAATCAAAGATTTAATGTACGTTCAAGTTGATGCTTTCGGTAACATTGATAAATCAAACATGGAATTAACTCACAACTTAGATAATTTTAGGTATTATTTAAACTCTTATCATTCGCAATTTTGTAGATTAATTTAGTACATTTGCATAAAACATAATGCAATGAATCCACTTTGCCAAAATGGTTATGTAGCTTATCCACTTTCAAACTGTTGCGAAACGCTACAAATAAATGATTTAGATTCTGACGATTTAGAAGCTAAATGTATAATTACTAATAGTTTAGGTAACAAACAAATATTAGATTGTACTATCTTAGATGGTACAACTGTATTAGATTTAACCGAACTACCAAAAGGATTTTTAAGTAATTATAAGCTTTATGATATTGCTATATTTGCAGAATTAAATAGTACATTACCAATTATGTATAATACTGATTATGATTGTATTATAATTCAGTTTGTAAACACTAATCCAATAATAACAAATGAATTTATTCGTTGATGCTATAATAGGTTTTAGTATTTCTTTAGTTATGCAAACTATTACTGAAAATGGACATATTTTGTCGTTTTTAAATAGGTTTGATAAGTACGAAATAATAAGTAAACCTTTATGGTTGTGTAATATTTGTAGTTCATTTTGGTACACTTTGTTGGTTGTATCAATAAATCAATCAAATTATTTTTCTATTCCTATTGCAATGAGTATTAGTATATTAGTTAATAAATATTATGATAAACAAGATTAAGTCACTATTTAGCAAACCAGTTTGGCAAAAAGAAAGTCCAAAGTATGTAATTGAAAAAGCTTTTACACTTGGTGGTAAACAATACTATCACATTAACGATTTCATAAATATTCCTTGTGAACGTGCCTTAATGGCAATTCAGTACTACAATGAAATGGAAATGAAGGTTGATAGTAAGTTTATGACTGCACACGTTGAGGCTATTTTAGATGCTACAAATAGGGGTAAATTAACAGAAGTTGCACAACTTACACAAGATTTAAAGTATAGATTAAGTACTGTTTCAGATTATGATACTATACTTCGTTTAGGTTCTATTATGTGGTTTGATGATAATGAAAGTCATTTAACTTATGATGAAACTTACAACGAAAAGAAAATAAAGGAGTGGAAAAAACTTAAAGTGGAGTCTTTTTTTTTGAGCGTACCATTAAAAGAATTACTACCCTCGTTAAATTTGTCAAAGGTAGATTCGGACATCTTTACGAACTTAACGAAGGCAACATCGCAACTGAAAATAGAACAGTTAGAAAGAATTATGCAGTCAATCACGCCAAACAACAAGAACAAAGATTTGTTGAATTCTTTAGAATTGCAGATTTCAGAGTTGAAGGAATTGATTTTGTTAAACGATTGACAATATTAGAATATTTATTAGTTTTAGAAGAACTTAAGAAAAACGAATCAAAAAAATAGATTTATGGCTACTGATATAAACGTGGTAAAAGTTGAGTTTGATATTGATACAAAAGATATCACTAAAGCTCAAAAGGATTATGAAGATTTGATAAAAGATATTGATAATACTAAGTTATCAACTGATAAACTATCTGCTTCATTTGACAAAGAAACACAATCAGTAGCTTCAAATAGGGCTAAGATGCTTGAGTTACAGGCTGAACATCGTAGGCTACAAAGTGAGATTAAAAGAACAGGCGATACTAACGGTGAACTATCAAAAAAAGCACAACAAGTAAATAAAGACTTTAAAGAAACATCTGAAAAGTTTAAAAGTGCTACTCAAAACAGTAAGCAGTTAAGCGAACAAATAAAAAGTACTAGCAAAGATAGTGGAGTTCTTTCAAGCACTATGGGAGGGCTTAAAGGTGCTATTGCTGGGGCATTTGCCGTTGGTGGTGTTATTGCGTTTGGTAGTGCAGTATTGGAAGCTACAAAGAACAACGAAACATTTGTAATGAGTTTGTCTGCTATGCTTAAAAGCAAAGAACAAGCTAATATACTAAATGCACAGTTGATTGAATTGGCTAAAAGTACACCTTTTAGTTTAGTTGAAATTCAACAATCAACACGTTCATTGATTGCTATGGGTGTTGCATCAACTGATATTTCAAAAACACTTACAATGCTTTCAGATGTTTCAGCTGGTACAGGAAATAGTATTACTGAATTATCTGAAAAATTTGGAAGGTTTAAAACACAAGGGCGTCTATATCAACAAGATGTAAATGAGTTAACAGGTCGTGGTATCCCAGTAATTGAAGAGTTTGCTAAACAGTTTGGAGTTGCTGAAAGTGAGGTAAGAAAGTTAATTGAAACGGGTAAAATCGGATTTCCTGAGGTTACTAAGGCTTTGGAGTCTATGACTGCTGAAGGTGGTAAATTCTATAAATTATCTGAACAACTTGCACAAACTACCGAAGGGCAACTATCTGCAATGGGGGATAGTTGGAATCAGTTGTTAGTAAAAATGGGTAGTAGTACTACTGGTTTCATTAACTACACTATCAAAGGTTTTAATGCAATGCTTGAAAAAATTTCATCATTGTTTGATACTGCTGATATGGAAGCACAAACAAGATCAGGTAAGCTATTAGAATCACAAGGAGAAGCATATAAAAATATTTATGATAGGGTTATTAAAATAGCAAAAGAAGGCAACAAAAATGTAAATGATGAATTATTAAAAACTGAAACAAGTTTATTGAATCAAAATTTAAAAAATATCAAAGATGCTGAAATTAGATTAAAAGCAATACAAGATGATTTTAGATTAGTAAAAGATGATAATTCAGATTTAGGTAAAATAAACCCAAAAGATAAAAATATTACATCTTTAATAATTGGGGAAAATGATTTATCTTCAGTAGGTAAAACAGGGCAAAATTATGTAGATTTATATATTAATCAATTAGCTGAATTAAATAAATTAAAAGCTGAAACTGGCATTATCAACGAACAATACAAAGCATCTTTAAAAGATGTTGAAAATACTGAGGCTGAAATATCTAAAGCTAAAGAAGAAAGACTTAAGAAAGAAAAAAATGATTTTAAAGAGCGTTTGGCATTATTGAACGCTAGGGAGCAAGAAAGTAAAAGACTCAACGAACGTAATAAAAACGATGAAGAAAAGCAAATTGAAGGATTAAGAATTGAAGGTAGATATAACCAACAAAAGATTGATTTATACACTGAATATGCAAGGGTTTTAACCAAAATTGATAAGCAAACAAAGGAACAAATGATTGTTAGGCAAGGTGAATATCAAATTGATATTTTAGTTGCTGAGGAAACATTTTACCAAAAACAGGCACAAAAGTATTTAGAACAACAAGATAAGCTTAAGCAAATTGATTTAGATAGAGAAACTACAAATACTGATGAGGTTTTAACTAAGCAAAAAACAATTGAGAATGAAAACTTAATTGCTATTTATAAAGAACGTAACGAAAAGTTAAAAGGATTGCAAGGTAAGGAGTTTAACGATGTTTATCAATCGTATCAAAACAAAATAACCGAAACAACTAAAAAGCATGAGGTTGATAGATTAACTATTGAGATTCAATCATTAGAACGCAAAAAAGAACTTGGAGAAGATGAAATAAAGATAGCTAAGGAAATAAGCGATAAAAAGCTACAAATTGAAAAGCTTACAAATGACAAGTCAGAGCAAATGACTAAGGATTCAGAAGAAAAGAAACGTAGTGAACGTGAAAAAGCTTTAGCTATTTCAAGACAATTAGCTGATACATTACTAACTATTTATAGTGAAAATTATAAACAAGATATTCAAAATCAATCTGATGCTTTAAATGTTCAACGTGAACAAGAGTTAAGTAATAAAAACTTAACTGAATCTGAAAAAGAAGCAATTGATAAAAAATATAAAAAGTTACAATTAGATTTAAGGGTTAAGGAATTTAATTTTGATAAACAAATTAAATTAACTGAGGTTGCTATTAATACTGCTTTAGCAATTACAAAAGTAATGCCTAATCCGTTCTTAATTGCTTTAGTTTCAGGTTTAGGACTTGCACAAGCTGGAGCGATTGCATCTAGACAACCACCTAAATATTTCAAAGGTACTGATTATTTAGATTTGAACGGTAATAAAAAAGGCATTGATACAATTCCTATTTTAGCACACGAAGGAGAAAGAATACTACCAACGGCTGATAATTTAGCAATAGGAGGTAAAGGTTTAAGTAATAAAGAACTTGTTAAGCTTGTAAAATTAGGTCAATTAGTACGTTCAGGACAATTAGAAGTAAAACAACAACAATCAAATGTAATTGTAAATGTTGATAATGCTGAATTGGTTAATGCTTATAAGAATCAACCAAAATTAGCTATTTCTATGGATGAAAACGGATATAATAAGTATCTTTACAAGCAAGGAAAAAAAACCGAATTATTGAACAAAAGATACGGTAACTAATGAAATATAAATTTGAGTTAATAGACCAAGACAATAATAGTACTGAAATATCCGAGCCAATAGGTTGGGATGTTTCGGCTATTAAAGTTAAAAGAGATAAGAAATATCATGGCATTTTTTATGAGTATACTAACGATTTAGAGTTTATAGGTAATGGTTATTTATTACTCAGAAATCTATTTGAAACACTTGGTATATTAGCAAATATTAGCTTAAAAATTAGTGTACAATGTGCTGAAAACTTAGAGTTTGAAGAAGTATTTACAGGTAAAGGTAACTTCTCTAATTTCAGTATAAAAGAGGGGAATTTTTGTAGTTGTACGTTAAACTTTGAGGAACAAAATGAATCATTGACTTTATTCAATAATATGGATAAGAAGTTTGATTTGTTTGACGGTACGGATATTAACGAAATGACTTTACATAGTAAAGCTATTGTATTGACATCTAATTTTATTCAAAGTAGTTTAAGCGTTCCAACAATAGCTGAATATACTACAAATGAGTTAAAAACTTTATTTATAGTTCCTCCTATTGTTATAAATACAGATGATTTAGAAAGTGCTTTTGAAGATTTACAAACAAGTCCAGCAGAATCATGGGGGGCAGTTGGTAAAATATTTAAAGCTAAATTCACAAGTGATTATACATTTACTTTTGATTTTAACGGACAATTTCAAAACTTTTCAAGTAAACAAAGGAATTTTAATTTACAATTAACTATACAAATAAATGGAGGTACTGCAACACCTTTAATAAATTATGGTTCTAAAACTAGTACAGGAGGTGGTACAATAACACAAGCCATTGATTATAATGATTCTTTTGTTTTATCATTGAATGAAAATGATGAAGTAAAAATTGCTTTTGTTTTAGCAAATTATACTACTATAAGTGGGTTTCCATTAACAAGTAATTTCATTACAACATTTACAAACCCTTCATTTTTAAACATTGAAGCTATAACATTAACCGATTCAAGCACCGCCAAAACAGTACTTATACATGAAGCATTCGACAAAGCAACGGAGCAACTATTTGGAGCAAATAAGTTTAAATCTGATTTCTTTGGAAGAAAGGATATTGGATATTTACAAAATGGTTGCGGTTCGTTTACTTCTTTAACCAATGGCTTAAGTGTTAGAAAGTTTGAAGAAAAGCCATTTTTCACAAGCTTTAAAGCTTTATTTGATGCAGTTCAACCTGTCTTTAATTTAGGAATAGGTTTTGAAGATGGATTAGTAGTTATTGAGCCAGTAGAGTATTTTTATAACCGTAATGAGGTTGTAATTCAATTCAATACAATTAGAAGTAGAGTAATTGAAATGCAACAAGATTATATTTACAATACTATAAAAATTGGTTACGCTAAAGATGGTACAGAGGAAGGAACGGACAAAGCAAATACATTAGATGGTTTTGCAACCATGCGAGAATACAACACGCCAATAACTCAGATAAAAAATGAGTATTTAGCAGTTTCTAGTGGCATTGCAGACCATTACGCTATTGAGTTTACTAGAAGGCAACAATACAAAACAACAAGTACAAGCGATTGGAAATTTGATAATGATATTTTCATTATTGCAACAAAAAGAACGGTTGATTTTGATGGCATACCAAGTGAATTAAACCTTGCTGAAAAGAATGAAAACTTTATAGAAGTTAATAATATTCTTAGTCCAGAAACATCGTACAATTTGCGATTAAGTCCTGTAAGAAATTTATTACTTCATAACAAACAGTTTTCGGGTGCTTATTGTAAACTTGCAGGATCTAAATCTACGTTTGCATCGGCTACAAAGAATTATTTAATGAGTACAAAGTTAAATAGTTTATGTAGTAATAATTTTGAAAAGCAATTATTAACTGAAAATGACGATTTAATATTTAATGAAGAATACAATACTGCAAATAAACCTTTGTTTGAGCCTTACACAGTAATATTTGAAGCACCTTTAAGTTGGACTAACTATAAGACAATAAAGTCAGCAACAAATGCAGAAATAAAAGTTAATTCAGTAAACAATACAATTATTCAAGGATTTATTTTAAATTTGGAGTATAATCCACAAAAAGGACTAGCTAACATACAATTGCTTAAATCTTTCGTTGATTCGGATGAGTGCAATATGGAATATGTAGAATCTGATTATGTTGAATGTGACTATGTTGAATAGATTATGATTTATATTTCTAAATTAAATGGTTGTAAATTTATCGCTAATAACGTGCTTAATGTTACGGTATTTAGTGCTATAAATCCAGTTAGTAACTTAAATGATGGTGTAATAACTATTGCAGTTACAGGTGGAAGGCAACCATATTTATATTCTATTGACAATGGTAAAACATTTCAGACTAGTAATGTATTTGCAGGCTTAGGGGTTGGTAAATACGTTATTACTGTTAAAGACCAATTCAATAATTTAGGTTGGGTTAGTAAGTTTCTTTATGAAAATGTTGATTGTGGGTTGTATAGTGGTTCAACTTTACAAGATATAATCGACACAAATAAAAGATTAGAAAATTTCTTAAATTGTACATTAGACGACTTTATATAAAATGGCTTTATTAACAAAATGGTTAACATCCGATTTGTGGAGTGCAATTAAAACTAAAAATGATAATTTAGTAGATGCAGTTAATGAATTTGCTGGTGGTACAATCGGACAAAGATTAGTTAAGAGTAGTTCAACTGATTTTGATGTAGAATATGCTAACCCTGAGAATATTGCGAAATATACAGGAGCATCATTTTCACTATCAACCATGTTAATTGGTGAAGATTATAACTTTACTACAATACACAGTTCATATGTAGGTAATGCAAATCAAACTGTAAAATTCTTTTCTTTAGCTAATCCTTCAAAATTTTTCATTGTCAATATTGAAAGTGGAACAACATCAACTAATTTAGTTGGTAGAGTAACATTTAATAATAATATTGCAGATACTACATTAATTTCAGATTGGGTAATTGTGCCTTACACATATCAACTAAGAAATGATTACGTTTATGGTAGTTTGATATTTGATGACACTCAAACAGATATATTTACTAATATAAATGCTGGTGGATTAAGTGGTGTTAGTGGTATTGAGTTTCAAATGCAAGGCTCTAAAATAGGTAAAAAAGTTAGTATTAATGGAGGTGTTTCTGTTTTTAATTCGAGCCAAAATTTAACTGATAAAAAAATAGATTTGTATGTTGATTTAGACCCTAATTATGAAAGTGCTAATCAAGTGGGAGAACTTTCAAATATTAATGCTATATTCCCAATTACAGGGGTAGTTTACAATTCAAGTTCTACAACAGTTGACCAAATACTAACAGGTTTTGCATATTTTAACACTACTACTCAATTAGTATTACAACTTAATGGGAATAATACTATAGCATTAAATAAGGATGTTTATTTTTACTTTAACATTAACTACATAGCTAAAAACTATTCTGCATAATGGTTGAAACTCTGTATAAATATCAAGGACAAAGAGGGGAAACAAGACCACCTTACGAACAAAAGTTTCCATCTTGGGGTTGGTTTGCTATGCAAATTCAAACCGATGTATCAACTCCTATTCTAGGGTGGTTTGATTGCGATGGAACTTGTTTAACTGAGTGGGTAATGACTTCTTTCAGTACAGGTAGATATACAGTTAAAATCGATTTAAACTTACAAGATGCTTACTATAATAGGCAATTGTATGCAATGATTTATCAAAATACTCAAACCACTACAGACCCATTAGAGCCTATTATTTTAGGAGTTTCTGAGCATTTTGTAATTGCTGATTATTGGCAAAATATACATGAGTTTGAGTACTCAAATAATGAAATGATAGATGGTGTTTCGTATGCTGGTTGGAAAGGTTACGCTTATACTCAATTTACCTTTGATGAAAATGAATATCCAGTTGAAGAAACTGTTTACATAGATTCGAATAATACTAAAATAAGGCTTTCAGCATCATTACAAGATGTTGAAACTATATCAACTGCATCACTACCAAAATACGAACTTGAAAGACTAAATTTTATTAGTATTCACGATTATTGCAATATTGATGGAGTTCCTTATATTTGTGAAAACTTTGTTCCTACGTTTGTAAAACTTTATAGTCTAATGCAATGTAAATCAAAGATTTATAAAACAATATTTAATTATCAAAATTCAAACTGTTAAATTAATATACAAATGAGTGTTTATGACAATTGCGTAGAGCAAGGCGTTTACGAAGTTCTTGCATGTTTACCAAAAGAATTAGGGCGTGTTCGCTCGGTTGCTTTTGTAAATAAAAATTCAACAATTTTAGACCCAACTGATGCTTCAGAATGGAATGCTTTAATTGCTAGTGGCGATGCTATTATAATTCCACAAGTACGTGGTAATTACGATGGTGGAGCAGTTTCTGAGGGTGCTGGTTTCGGTGACGAAGCAACGGAGTTTACAGGTAGAATCCATACCTTAAACTACTTTGACCCAAATACTACTCAAAATAATGAGGTTTGGTATAATAATTTCACTAAAAATGCCAAAAACTATGTTTTATGGTATAGAACTGAAACTAAAATTTACAATACTGATGCTCCGTTATCATTATCTGCAAAAGAAGCAATAACTGAAAATACTACAGATGTAGTAACTTATGAGGTTATGTGTAAATGGACTAATGAAAATATGGCTATTTCATATCCAGCACCAGCAGGAATATTTAATTAAGCAACATGAAAAGAGGGATAATATTAGTAGCAACAGGACATACTAATTACCCTAAGATGGCATTTAATTTAGCCTTATCGTTGAAACAATGCGATAAGGCTATTTTAATACACTTAGTACATACAAAGGGTAATTTAACAGGTTTAACAGAATTACAAAAAAGTTATTTTGATAGCTTTACGGAACTTGAACCAAGTTTTTACACAATTGAAGGTAAAGAGCAACACGTTTACACTAAGACAAGGGTTTACGAGTTTAGTCCATTTGAAGAAACAATCTTTTTAGATGTTGATTCTATTTGGTTACCAAAACAAGATATTAATTCATTATTTGAGAAATTCAAGCATAAAGACTTTGGATTTACTTGTTATAGTGAAAATGATGTATTCCCAATTACTAGCGAACGTAGTGTATTTTGGAATGCAGAAGGGGAATGTATTAACGATTTAAATAAATATTTCAAGTTTAAAAAAGATGCGATTTTTTATCATATTCAAAGTAGTTTCTTATACTTTAAGAAAACAAATAAAGCTAAGGCAATATTTGAAACTGCGGAGGAAAGATTTAGAAAAAAGGATTTTGGTACTAGAGAATGGGCGAACGGTATGGGCGATGAATTTGCTTTTAGCATATCTTTAGCGTTAAACAATGTTAAAGAAGAAAAACCATATCAGCCGATATTTTGGTATCCAGCAGGTGCAAATCAAGTTAATTTGGTTGATAGAAAGAAACTCTATGAAACTTATTACTTTGTATCAATGGCTGGTAATAGATTAGGAACTGAATTAAAAAATTTCTATAATACACTTGTGTTGGTATATTATCAAAGAAGTGGTAAATTTATGACAAATTCACGTTGGGTTTGGATTGACAAATTTAATTTCTTAAAGGAAAGGCTAAAACATTAATTTTATGTTACAAATAGGTTCTAAAGATTTCATTGATAAGTATATTACTCGCTATCATGATGCATACGTAAGGGATGAGCAAATAAGACTTTACAAAGCACTTAAAAAGCATTTTAGCGGTAAATATGAGGATGTTGCAGAATTACTAACATCTTATCAACCTTCTGAGCCTGATTGGATTAAAGAATATAAAGCAAAGATTTACAGACCTATTACTAAAAAAGGTACAAGTAAAATAACTTCTGTTTTATCAAAAATTAGCCGAGCAAATGACTTTGTAATTATAAAAGGTAATGAAAGTCCTAAAGTAGCTGATGGACAAGGTATTTACGATTATATAACCAAAGGATTTGGTAAATACAAATCTATTCAAAATTGGTTCTTTAATTACAACTTTGAAAACTTTTTGCAAGATGCAAATGGAGTTCAAGTTACAATGCCAAAGCATATTCACGAAGCTATTGAAGGAGAAATTTATGAAATACAAGAAAGTGAATTTGTAGAGCCTTTGCCTTACTATTATTGTATTGAAGATTGTCAGTATATTGATTATGATTTATTGATTCTAAAAGAAGGAAAGAAAGTTTGGACTATTTGGGATAAAGTTAATTTATACAAGTTAGTTCAAAATGAAAAAGGACAGTATAATACCGATATTATTTGGGTTCATAACTCAGGTTACATACCATTTATTTATAATGGTGGAGTAATAAAATACTTAAAAGATAACTTTCTTTATGAATCTTTTATTGCTGGTATTGTTCCAGACTTTGACCAAGCATTAGTAGAAAATACCGATAAAAACGCAGGTATTAAGATGCATACATACCTTGAAAGTGCAATTTATGGGCAACAAATTTGTATGCATTGTAACGGTCAAGGGCAAATAGAGAAAAAAATAGGAAGCTCTATAACTAGACATACTTGTAGTCATTGCGATGGTACAGGAATAGCAAAAAGTAGTACATTTGCTGATTTGGTGGTTCGACCTACTAAAGGTGGAGAAGATGCACTACCAAGTTGGGCGCCAAAAAAATATATTGATAGAAATCTTGACCCTATTAAGTTTTTAAGCGAAGATATTAAACAACTTATTAATAGTGGTTATGATGCGGTAAACATGAGCCATTTGTCAGAAATGCCGATGAATACTAGCGGAACATCTAAGGCTTACGATTGGGAACAAACAAATTTATTTATATTTAAAGTTGCTGATTATATTTGCCAAGTTGTATTTAAAAATATAATTAAGTTTATAAATGACCAAAGATATGGTGTGTTATTAGGTTTAGGTAGTGAGGAGTTGAATAATCAATTGCCATTCATTACTACACCAACAAACTATGATATTGTTGGAGTTTCTGAATTAGAACAACAAATTGCATTAGCAAAACAAAACGGTATTTCTAGTTCTATTTTAGAAGAAATGGAATTGGCGTATGTTTCTAAAAAGTTTGCAGGTAACCCTAGACAAATAGCATTTCATACAAATATTATTCAGTTAGACCCTTTACGTGGGGCAACTTCAGATGATGTACTTACAATGCAATCAACAGGAGTTAGCCAAAAAACTATTATTACTCATAATTTAATTAATCAGTTTGTTACAAAAGCATTTGAGGAGATTAAAAACTTTCAAGAGTTACCATTACTGAAAAGATTTGAGATAGTAGATAAATACGCAGAAGAGTATTTGAAAGCTAACAAACCTACGTTAATACCTACGCCACAAGTATAATGACACCTGAGGAGATAATTGAAAAGATTGATACTGTTATAAGTGAGTTTTCAAATAAGTTTGAAGGCTCACTTAATAGTATTCAAAAAGAAATTTACGATAATGTAGTAAATGAGATTACTAAATTAGACCGTACAGGAGATTCAATTAAAACAAGCGTAAACAACTTAAAACAAGTAAGTAAAATAAACTCAAACATTGATAGTATTGTTTTAAATACTGATTACATCAATAAATTAAATGAGTATGTAAAAGGATTTAATGAGGTACAAACATTAATGAATACTTATTTTTCAGCTATCAATACAAGTTTTGAAGTAAAGAAAGTTTATGATGCAATACGTGTTTTAAATATCGAAACAACAGTTGAAAGCCTTACACAAGCTGGTTTAAAACAAGCTTTAGAAACGCCAATTAAAAACATTTTAAATCAAAGTGTTGTAAATGGTTTGTCTTATAAAGAGTTGCAACAATCACTTAAGATTGAAATTTTAGGACAACCTAAAGAGTTAGGAGGACTGGAAAGGTATGTATCTCAAATTACTCATGATGCTTTATATCAATATCAAGGTAACTATATAAAAGCGGTTACTGATGACTTAGATTTTGAATGGTTTTTATATCAAGGCGGTAAGCAAATTACCTCAAGATGTTTCTGTTTAGAACGTGTTGGTAGATATTTTCATAAATCAGAGGTTGCATATTGGGGTAAAACTCCATCACTTTGGGAAAGTTGTAAAACTAAGAAAAACAAAGGCGGTGGAAGGATTCCCGAAACAAACGAAAAAACAATTTACACTTATAGAGGTGGTTATAATTGTAGGCATCAAATATTGCCAGTTGATGAGTTGGTAGTTCCCGAAATAGATAAAAAAGGCTACTTAATTAGTAGCCTAATTTAAAATTTTATAGAAAATAAAAATACCAATCATAATAATAAATAAGTTATATATTAATACCATTTTATTTTTATAATCAACATCCTTACTATTTTGATTATAAAAATCAATATCTTTTATTAAGTTATTTTTGTTAATATAATTAGAAATAGTTAATCCTTTACAATCTACTTCTATATAACCAATAAAAGTTTTTTTATATAAAGTAAGGTTTGATATACTACCTTCATTGCCATGGTAACATTTTGTTTTATATTTACCATTATTGTAATAAGCTAAGTTACTTAACATAATTCTAGTAGCCTAAATATTTTTTAATTTGTTGAAGCATTAAAGTATTGTTGCCAGTTCTTACACTATCAATGTGTTTATTATCTTTGTAAAGCTTTAAGAAACCACAAGAGCAAGTTTTTTTAAGTACAAAACTTTCAGATAATTTTAACTCATTGCCATTTATAAACTCAGCATTTGTATAAAATGATTGAATATATTTAAGTGTTTTATCCATTCTCTAATTCATTTAATTGTTTTAATAAATTAAACTTCTTTATTTCGTTTAATTCTTTTTCAGATAGAATATAATAAAAGTCTAACCAAAAATTATTAGCATTATCATGAAATTGAAAATGATTAGCTTTTAATAGCTTCATTACTTTTACAATATTTTTAATTACTGAAATATCGCCACGATAAACATTTCTAGTGCAAAATAACCTTATACCATTATTATGTTCTATTCTTGATGAAATATCTTCAATTTTTTCAGGATAAAAGAAAGAACTATTATTAAATAGTTCTTTTATTTCTTTTTCATGATTTTTTATATACTCAAAATTTACCATTACTTTTTAGGTGCTAAACTCCAAATTAAAGCTACAATCCAACCAATAATAGTCCAACCTAATAAAAGGTTTAAAGCCAATATTTGACCAAAGTTTTTACTATCATGTGCTAAACATGAAGGTAAGAAATATAATAGTATTACTATTACTGTCTGTATAAACTCAAGCATTTTTAAATACTTTATAATTTACAAAAGATAAATACATAAATTTTTGAATTTGATTATTTTCATGGTTTAACACATAATAACCTTCTGAATATTTACTAACTACAGTATAATATTTAGCGTTTTCTTTAGTTGAACCAATTAAATATTTTGTTCCATTAATTAATTTACTGCTATCAATATAATCAGATTCTTTAATTAGGTTTATTTCGTAATTATCTATTTCATCTAATCTAATAGATAAATTATCAAATTCAACAAATGTATTGTTACCTTTATTTAGAAAATGACAGTTAGGGTAAGTATCAAATCTTTGAAAAACAAAATTACCTATATTAATATCATTTAATGATATATTATAAGTATTACCTCTTTGAAAGGTATAATAATCTTCTAGTTCGTTACTCATACAAATATTTTACAATAGTTAAACCGTTAGCGTTTGGTGTTTCAAAGGTTATAATTTCAAGTCCTTTATTACCTTTAATTTCGTCAATCCATTTCTTTACACCTTGATGCGAAATTGAATCATGCAAAGCAATATAACCGTTTTGTTTAATAAGCCTTTCAGCCTCTTTAAATTCAATTTTAGTACGTTCATATTCGTGTGTAGTATCAATGAAAATCAAATCAAAGTAGTTTGATTGTAAAGTTTTCATTACTTCGATAGAATCTCCTACTAAGGTTTTACTCTTTATTAATTCGCTTGTTATTTGCTCATTAACAATATCAATACCTACAAATTCACTTGAAACTTTTTCAAGATATACCGATGTAGCACCCTGCCAAACTCCTACTTCAAGGATTTTAAATAAATTTGACATTTCGCAAAAGTTAGCTAAGAACTTTGCACATTCTGTTTCAGAATCCCAAATGTGTTTACTTGGTTGTTTTTTCATTATTTAATTATAATTATTGTTAACATTGCAAAACATACTAAAGAAGTTAATATAAGACTAATTAAAAAGCGTTTATATTTCCTTTCAACATTAACTACAGTTTCTGCAATTAATTCTAAATTATATTGTTCATCACTCATTTTGAATTTTTTTTAGCTTCATTATACAATACTTCTTCCGCAACTTGACTTATTGAAGTCCTTCTATCTTTTGCTAATTTTTCATAGTATTGTTTAACAAAAGGGGTTGTATGTGCAGTTATTCTATTCTTACTCATGTATTAAAGTGTTACACTATGTTACAAATGTAATAATGTTTTTTTAATATACAATATATTTGCCATAAGTTTAAACTAAATAATTACAGTCCAATGAAACTTGGAGAAATCTTATTAAAATTAGCCGAGAAATCGGGAACGGAAATTAATTCTGAATCATTCCAAAATTTACTGAAGTCAGTTGAAACAGTTGAAGTTGATGAAACTTTAGCACCTTCATTTAGTTCTTTAATATCAATTACTAAAGCAAAAAATGACAAAGAAATTAAAGGTCATTATTTTAGCCAATTTAGTGACGGTATTGATGCAACACTAAAAGAAAATTTCAAAACTTTTGGTATTACTGACGAAAAGTACGACGAATTAAAAGCAACTGAGCCACAATCATTTAAAAGAATTGGTTTACTTACAAAGGAAGCTAAAACTTTGATTGATAGCATAAACGGTGCTAAAGATGGTTCAAAAAAAGAAGCTGAATTGATTGCTCAATATGAGCAAAAAATGAAGGAAATACAAGCAGAAAAGGAAAGTTTCGCAAATGCTAATAAGGAATTAGTTCAACAACATCAAAACGAAAGACTTGATTGGATTACAACTGATTACATTAGAAAAAATCCTTTAAATACTGAAATTCCTTTTATTGATTCAATTTCAAAAATGGCATTGAATGAATACCTTAATAAAGTAGGTGCTAAGCCTGTTTTAATTAATGGTAAAATAGAACTTCGCCAAACCGCTGATGAAAGTTTATCTTTTGAAGGACGTTATGAGGATGTTGTAAGTAAAGCATTAGCTGAAAATAAACTGTTAAAAGTTTCTCAACAAGCTACGCCACAAGCTACACCACAAACTCAAACTGTACAAGTAAAAACTAACTCATGGGCGGATAGACTTAATCAACAAATTCACCAAACAGTATAAAATATTAATATTATGGCTGGTATTCCATCGCTAAATGTAACAGGTAGAGCAAGAGACATTCTTTTTGCATTAAAAGAGGTAGCAACTACCCAAAATCCTGAGTATTTACAAACTCCTGTAGGTACACTAAAAGTAGGTATTTCTGAAGAAAATAAAGCAGGTTCTAAATTAAGTAATCTGTATGATGCTGGGCATTATTATAAAGGTGTAATTAAATATATTCCTCGTGCTACAATGGCACAAGTTAGCGATGAGCCTTCATGTGAACCAGGAACAGAAGATTCATTTATCACAGAAGATTTTGTATTAGATATTTACAAAGAAATAGATATTACATTAACTTTAGATACTGTAGCAGTATTAGAACAATCAGCATCTCAAGCAATTCAAGGCTTAGGGTTACCTGCAAACTCAATGATTAAAATGCGTGAGTTTTACGAGCGTTTTTTAAGAAAAACTGATGCAATTAGAACGGCATTAAATAAAGAAGTTGTTGATAGAATTTACACTAATTTTGGTTCTTTTTATGGTGGTTCAACTACTCAAAAGGATATTGATGTGATTCATGCTGGTGCTACTGGTATTGTTGGTGGTGCTCCTGTTTATTCAGGTATTCAAGAAATTATGTCAGATTGTTCTGATATTCAAATGGCTGGTAATCCTTATATTATTGGTAAAGGTAACTTTGAGAAATTCGCAAGATTATCAAATTACACAGGATTACAAAATTCAGGTATTGAAAGCTCTATTAATTCAGGTTATCAATTTGAGGTTGATAAATACGTGGATAATAAAGGTGCAAACGATATTATCGTAGCTGGTAAAGGTGCATTCCAAGTATGGACAAATCCTAGATTTGTTAAAGAATTTGCAGTTGATTTAGGAACTGTACAAACATTTACAATTGAAGACCCTATTGTACATGGTTTGTTATGGGATGCAAAAATGGAGTTCTTATCTTGTGGTTTGAAATACAATCTTAAACTTTCAGTAAATGCTGGTGTTTGGATTCAACCAACTGAAGCATTCGGATATGGTGACACTTTACAAGGTGTTAATCACTTATTAAGCTACAAAGCAAATTCAGCATCTTAGTAGTTATTTAATAAAAATAAAAAGCCTTAGCATTAATTTGTTAAGGCTTTTTTTTTAACTTTGAAAAAAAGAATTGAAATGGATTGTTTACTTGACTATATAGGTTTAAATTATTGCGGAAATGAAGTAATACCGCCAAGTGGATTCTATATTAATGATATGGAAGGTGTATCGCTTCATAACTTAGATTCATTGGCAGATGATGAACTAGATAATTATATAAATTTATGGAATAAAGTACAACGTAGGACTATACTTGAGTATAAGACTATGTTTATGCAACAATTCAATAAAATAGTAAGAACTCATAATAAAGCATTTATTGAGAAAGTAGGTGCATATACAGGCAAAGAAACACTTTTAGATCAAGAAAATAAATATGTTGGTATTCGTTATCAGCAATATTTAGGAGAATATAAAAGTATTAAATTTTATAGTATAAATATTTACTCTGAAAGTGCTGTAAGTAATGCTAAATTTTATGTATTTAATTTAGTTACCAATGTAAAATTATACGAGTTTACAACTAATTTAACAGAAGGATTTAATACTGTAAAATTTGAGTATGAATATTTTGAAGATGTTGAAAGACAAACAGATATTTTTATTTGTTATGATTCAAACCAAATTCAAAGTAAAAAAACGGCATTTACTTATAACTCAAACTTAGATTTACTTTACTATAATATTGATTGGTATAACATTTGTATTTTACCAGCTAAATCACAAAAAACAGTAGTAAATGTAAATACTATTGAGCAAGGTCAAGGTACTTATGGAATGGTAGTTAATTTTAAAATTAACTGCTCTATGGATGCTTTTATTTGTTCTATTAAAGAGAATTTAATTCATTCACTTGCATTGCTTTTATTATCTAATTTATACAAAGAGCAAAAGCATTCTGAAAGATTGAATTTATTTACAATTGAATTTACAAGTGAGCAAATAGATAAATTAATTAGTGATTCAAAACTAGAAAGTGAAAAGAGTTTACTAAGTTATTTCGACAATATTTGCGTTCCTTGTGATGATTGTTTCGAAAATAATGCAATAGTTCATTCAGTTTGGCGTCAAATATGAAAGTTAAAGTAACTGTATCAAAGAAATTAAATTTGTCAATATTTGATAAACAATTAGTTGATAAAGCTACACGTATAGCTACTTCAACTGTTTATGCAGTTCAAAAACAAAGGATATTTGAAGGTAAAGATATAAATAACAGTAACTTTGGTAATTATAAAAATCTAAGTTACTTAAAATATAGAGCAAAAAAGTTTAACCGAAATAACTCAAATATAAACTTTACTCTTAGTGGAGAAATGAGTAACGAGTATATTTGGGGTGTAAATAGAAAGGGAAAATATAGTTTTGGTTATCAACAAAGACCGAACGGAAATAAACAAACTCCAAACGGTTCACAAAAAGCTGAATATCAAGAGCAAAGATTTAAAAAATTATTTGCTTTAAGTAAAGAAGAAAAAAAAGCATTTAATGAAATACTAGCTAAATATTTAAAATAATGGATATTATAGATTTATTAGTTACACGATTTAAAACTACTTTTACAGGGGTAAAAAGTGGTATTTTTGGCGTGGTTGATGTAGTTGAAAAGGAAGGTAAAATAATAAATTATATTGGTTCGGAAAAAGTTGTTTTAGATGATAAATATGATGTTCAATTATATTTTCAACAAAGAGAAACAAGCCAAAATAATAATTATGATAATGGTTTTGGAGATGGATTTGAAACGATTGTAAGTAAGAATTATTCGATTATTGTTTATGCAAAAAAACAAACTGAGGATAATATTTACAATGCCGTTTTAACTACTTTATACCAAAATTTAACCTATCAAAATAAGTTAGACTTAGGAGTTAATAATTTAACTATTAACATTACTAATTTTGATAATGATAAGTTTAGAATTTATAATGAAGAATTAGGAAATGTAGTTACAAAACTAAATCCATTATCAACATTATTAAAATTTGATATTACAATAGAGATTAATAAATATTCTAATTGCCAAACAGTATGCCAGTAGATATAGTTTATAGAGAAGATAAAGGTAGTAAATTAACTAGCCTTGAAGTTGATGAAAATTTCAGACAATTAGCAGATGCAGTTGATGCTGGTGGGTTAAGTTCTGATTTGGCAAATGGTAAGGTGTATATTGGTAACTCATTAAACCAAGCCGAACAACAAACATTAAATAAATCTTTAGTAGGGTTGGGTAATGTTGATAATACAAGTGATTTAAATAAACCAATTTCTACTGCTACTCAAACTGCTTTAGATTTAAAATTAGACCTAGATGGTGGCAACGCAAACCAAGACATTGATATAGGTAATTACAACTTAAATGGTAAAGGAGTTAAGGTAAATGGTACAGGTGGAAATGGGCACGTTGGGTTAAAACATCAATCTAGCAATGCTACTGCTTCTGCTTCTGAAACTGCTATATTTGCTGGGAGTGATGGGGAGTTATACTACAAAAATGATGGCAATGCAGTTGCACAAATAGCGTCAAGAGCGTGGGTAGTAGGTTTAACTTGGCTCACAAATACTCTATTTGGTGGTTGGATAAATGGTAATAGTGCAAAAACAACAGTAGTAGATGCAGATAGTACTATTATATCAGATTCAGAAGATTCGAATAAGTCTAAAAAAGTAACTTATACAAATTTATGGACTAATTATTTTAGACCTAAATTTCTAGGTGGCGGAACTTTAACAGGAGCATTAAACGAAGCTCCAACTGTAATACTAGCAAGTGCAACAACTACTAATATATATTCAGCTAATTCAGCTAACGTAGATATAACAGGAACAGCTACAATAGCTTCATTTGGTACAGGAAGTGAAGGGACTTTAAGATATGTAAGATTCACAGGCTCATTAACTTTAATACATAATGCAACATCTTTGATT